TTACTGTTGTGTTCCTTCGCCCACTCATCGCATGGCTGTTCTTTCATGTACATGCAGCACTTGTTCGATACAAGAAATGGTGCAATCTGGTAATTAACGCCCTCATTTTCATTTTCGTAGCCTGCAAACAGCTCCAGCCACTTTTTAGGGAGCTTCATACGGCTGTTCTTAGCATAATGTCCCTGTGCGCCGCATTCACCTGTGATGATTGCGTGCCGCACTGTTTTGTTACGTTCTGTCGGATGCTGCAGTGTTTCGATTCGTCCGGCAATTTTCTTGCTTAATACTGGAAAACCATACTCCTGCAGGATCTCTGCCTTTGGCTTTCCGGGTTTTAAACTTGTAATACCAATCTGTCTGTGTATCTGAATAATGCTTCTGTCCTCCAGTGCACTCACCGATATCGCCGGGATGTCGTACCCCAGTGATCTGATGAAATACAGGAGTGTGATACTATCCAGGCCTCCGACAGAAATATGTGTGTTGTAACCTAGTTCATCGCACTTCTCTATAAATTCCCTTACCCGGATGGCAGCTCTCTTGATCTTAATCTCATAGGGCAGATTCTGCATTGCTGTCATAAGTCCTTTTTTCCGTTTCTTCTCTGCCCGGAACTCTTCTCTGGTTAATTTCTTTGTATCTTCGTTCTTCATGCTCTCACCATCTCTCCGCTTGCTGCCATCTTCTCTAACTCATTCATAGTAAATGATTCGATATAGCTCGTACGTTCCCCAAAACAATTTACGAAATGCAGCCGGAATCTGACGAACCGTTCATGTTCCGGGATATGTTCAACCACTGCCTTTACCCATTTCTTTTCTTTTAATTCTCTCGTTACGTGCTTATAAATTTTATATTTTTCTCCAACTTTAAACATTGCTTTTCTCTCCTATCTCAGGGCCACACAGGTGCTATTTCCGACAAACTTATTAATAAAATACTGTTGCCCTTTGCCTGTCACCTTGGTTGTACGATTGATTCTGACCGAACCATCTGGATTATTCACGGTACTCTCTTTCACTTCAAACAATCCATGTTCCATACTTCTCTGAGTTGGCATGTTCCAATCAGATCCTTTTCTCTTGATCAGATAGCCATTTTCCCGCAACCAATCAAATAACCGCCTCTGACCGGTTTCTACACCGTTCTGCCTCAATAACTTTGCCAGATCTCCGATAAGAATAGATGTGTGACTAGCCGCTACTGCATCAGCAAAGATTTCTTTTGGCTTCATCCGCTCAATCTCAGCTGTCTGCGCTTCAATGGTTTTCTGCGCTTCCAAAACTGCCAGCGCAAGCAGTTCTTTTCCCTGCGGAGCTTTTATCTGATAACTTCCAGTTTTGCGAATTGCTGGAAGGACCTCATCCACTACCCAACTTTCAAATTTCTCAGCAGACGGAAGTTTTGATTTCATAATCAATCTGTACAAATCTCCCTCATTTATGTAGGACATCTGCTGAATCCCGCTGGATGTAGGGGTGTCGCGTTTCACGACTCCCTTACAATGTCTAGAAATCGCATCTCTTGGTGTCGCATACCCCAAAGCAGCAGCAACATCGACAGCCACAAAATACGGCTTGCCATCAATCGTCACAGTCCGGATCTCTCAAAACTCACTTGAGTTAAAAATTGTTAAATCGTTCATTTGTTTCCTCATTTTCGGATTTTATAATTATGCTTTTTTGAAATAACTGTTTCTGCACTTCTGCATAGTCATTATCTCTCTCTTGGAAATTACAAAATCCATTCCTCTTGCGTGCAGGTTTCTTTCCAAAATCCTCTTCGCACCACTTTGCCACCGTCTGCATATTTGCACCCTTGTACTGCTTTGAACGCTCTACACGTTCATCAACAAAAGTTCTGCCATATTTCGAACACAAAGCAGCATATAATTCAGGGGCAGATTGCAGGCCAGTGCGTGCGCTCTCTACTCTACTTTCATTTACTTTACTTTCCTTTACTTTACTTTGTGTATTATTGTCTGCATTAACGGAGTTTTTGCTAACATTAACTGGGGTTTTTGCTTCATTAACCTGTTTTTGACCGAATTCAACCAAGAGGTACTCTTCTTTTACTTCATTTTTTCTCCTGCGATCTACTGCCAGAAAATACCTTTTTTGTATTCCGCTGGAAGTAAGTATCCGATATTTACGAAAAAGTTTTTCAGAAAAAATATCCCTTCGAAAACATGTTTCCACTATCTCATTGAGTAATTTGACACCGCAATCTGAACACTCTTCGTACGCAAAAAGAAGTGCCTTTTCATCATTCCATTCACTATAGTAACCATGCTCCCGGTAGATCATCTGCCAGAGCTTAACGACTATAGCAAACCCTTTTAAGCCATACTCGGCTTGAATTAGTTTCATCTTGCTATCCATGTAGCAATCCAGGCTAAAGTAGTCCAACCCCTCTTTTAAGGGTCGTGCCATTATTTTCTACCTGCTTCCCGTTCTCTATAAAGATTCATAAAATCATCAAACCGCATCGTTACCAGAATCTCTGCACGATTCTTTTTATGAAACACCACCGGCATATCCCCGGTGCCTTCCGCATCACGCTTTGCCTGCTCCATCCAGTCGTAAAGATACATCTTTTCCTGATGTTTTGCTTCCACATGAATTCCGGGCAATCCGACCACATCTGACGCATCACCGGTATTACCGCAATACTGCGCCGTTCTTCTTGCACCAGAATATCCATAGTCTCGAAACAGGCCTGCAAGCTGCCGCTCGAAGCGGGCTCCTTTATCTTTGCTGTTGATTTTTCCCATACTGCTCCTATTTTTATTTCCCGGCCACAGAAGCGACCGGGAAATAATTTGTGTGATATACTTTTTTGCATGAACTGTTTCTTTTGCCCTGTGGCAGGTGTTGCAACCTTATGAGATCACTGTGAACTGCTCTTTGTAATCTTCTAATTCAAACTGCATGTAATCCTTAATTGCTTTCATGGCTGCCACTTTCCATGCGCCGCCGTCAGCTTCAAAAATTGCACATGTGATGCCATCGTATTTATCCTGTTTCATACGGAAAACAAACTCAGATGCTGGCTGTTCCACTTCCAGAAATGTCCGATACGGTCTTAATCTTACCGGATTCGGTACAATCGCATCCCCTTTCGAAGCAATACCAGTCTTTACCGTAGCTTTCTGTGTTACGCCATCATCGCCATACTCAGCTACTGTACCAGCCTCTACCGTACCTGCAAATTTGAGCAGTAACGCACGGTCCGTTTCTGGATCATCAATAAATTTTGACTGCAGGTTAATGCAGAATTTCTCCTGGTCCATAAAATGGTTGAAAACAAAATCCGGTACCATGGCTTTTGCTGTTACCAGGTATTCACGGTCACGGTTATCATCCAGGCAGGAATACAACTCTACTGTTTCCGGATCTTTTACATGAATGATCATATTTTTGTCCATGGAATCAATATTCGCCTTAATGTACTCCACAAGGCTTGTCAGCGTACTCATTCCGATTGCCTTTGCTTTCGGGAAATACGGATCAATACGGTATAACTGCTTGTCAGAATATTCGTCTCCATTAATCATGTATCTCTCTGCATGGCTCAATTCATCCACGATGTACTTAATAGCGTCCTTAATCATCTTTCTCACCTTTTCTACTTATAAAGCAGCCTTTCTAAAATCAACAACTGTACCAGCATCCTCCATGATCTCACCTGTCTCTGTATCTACCGTTTCTGCTTGAACAGGCTCTGCCGGTGGTGTGATTTCGCTCAGATTCATCTGACCACGCACCTGTTTTCCGTACTCTTCAGCGAATACTTCACCCGTCTGGAGATCCTTACCGATATAAAAACTGGTGCTCATATCCTGCTGCGGTGCCAGCTTTTCAGACACAACAACCGATACCTGCACATCATCCCGGTTTTCGTTTTGTGTAAATCCGAGTTTGATGTCGATACCACGCTTTACCTTGAAGGAAGTGTTTGGATCCTGCAGATTCTCCACAACCTTCTCAAAGGCGCGATTAAATTTTTCCTGTAACTGACCGCCTACAATGTCCTGCAATCCTACTTTGTTCATGATTTTCTGTCCTTTCTCTTAGTTATTTCCAAACAGTGCTGCCTGTGCATCTGTTGGCTGCTGTACTGGCGCTTCCTGTACCGAATCTGACTGTGCTTCTACTGTCTGCGCTTCTGCATCAATCACAGGATCATCATTTTCAACATACTCTTTGGTTCCGTCCTCATTGATGATCGCCATATCAGAGTCAATCGCATTCTGCAATTCAATCGACATAATGCCCCATTTGCTGATCAGCTGTCTCAGCATGGTCTTGTATGCCATTCCATCAAAATCCTTTGACCAGAAAGTGTATTTTGTTTCTTTATCCAGATCACGCTTATATCCCGGTGAATATTTAACCGCATGGGATTCCATTTGTTTTCTGCTCCAGTAGATTGCTTTGCGGAAACCGTTGGTCAGTTCAAAGAAAGCATAATATCCAATGGTCGGTGCCTCTTCTCTCTCATCCCAGCTGTCAACCATGAGATTGATCTTGATATCCTCGTTCAGAGGGTCAAAATACTCCAGTTCTCCTTCTTTGATTGCCATAACATTCAGCTTTTTGTACTGACCGGAACGGATCGCCAGCTGAATATAGCCTTTGTATCCCAGCTGGAAAGTTGCAACCTTGCCTTTTTCCTTGTCATTGAACGGGACCAGATAATAGTGTCCCAGCTGCGGTGATGGTGACAATTTCAGAGATTCACCAAGTAATGCCCCGGAGAGAATAGACTGATTTGTGCACTCCTGCAATGCCGGATTTGTATTTACCGCTGATACGATTGCGGAAATGAACCGCTGTCCGTCCTTTCCGCCAATGACATTGTTGATCTGCTGTTTTACCGCATCCTGTGTCAGATA